TTCCATTTGTACCGTCAGCACCTCTAGGAATTGTAAAATTAAAAACAGCAGCACTACTTGTTCCTGTATTAGTAACGCTTGCATTTGTTCCAGCATCACCTGTAGTAACACTACCAATAGAAACTGTTGCTGAAGATCCACTGCTACTACTTGCTCCAGGTAATTGTCCTCCTACAGTTAATTCACTTCTTCTCTCTTCTTCTCTTCCTGTAAGTTCTATACCTTTACCCCATTTACTGGATTTTTTAGGTCCATAAATAATTAAAGGAGTTTTTTGTACATAAAAATCACCATCTACACCTTGTTGCGTCTGTGGTTCATTTGATCCAGATAAAATTTGTGTTCCATTATCACCTTTATCTCCCTTTATTCCTTGTACACCTTTATTACCTTGTACTCCTTTAGGTCCTTGTTCCCCTTTAACTCCCTGTTCACCTTTAGGCCCTTGTTCACCTTTTTCTCCTTTTGGCCCTGCAACTCCTCGCTCTCCTTTTGGTCCCTGTTTACCATCACGAACAGTAGGTAAAGATTTTAATTTTTTATTTAAACGTACTAACGCTGTTACTTGAGCTAAAGTTAAATCTTCTTTAGTTGCCATCGTTTATCAAAGCATTAATTAATTTATCAACCTGTTCTGATGTTGCTCCTTCACGTTTTGGTTCTTCTTGAACTTCAGTTGTAGGTTCTTTTTCTTCATTAGCAGCAGGTAAAACTTCTCCCTGTACAAGAATTTGTCTAAACTCTTCTCTATCTATAACCTGTTGATCAAATAATGATGTTAATGCTGTAATATCCTGTCCAATCAACCTTTCAATATCAAAATCTCTACTAATCTTTACTTCAGGTGGTTCAATTCCTACATATTGTGCGGAAAGATTAAAGCATTTTTGAAGTTTTTGTTCTAATTCCATAGAAACCATAGAAAGCATTGAATTAGTATCTACTCTATCTAATCTTCTGGCATCAGCAGATTCTGCTACAAACTTCTGCTGACTTAAAGTGCTTATTCCTAAAGTAGCCATTTGCATTTGTAATTCTTTTATTTCAGAAGATTGTGCATCAAAAGCACTACTTGCTGGCTCTACATAGTAAATTTTATTTCCTGGCTGAGTTGCCATCGCATAATTTACAGATATAGCAAGGTCTTTAGTCTGATCGTCATAACCTTCCATTACAAGCATTGGTTGAGATGCAACGTGCAAACTATGTATTAAATCAGCCTGTCTTTGAAAATGTGCAAGATTTAAGTATGCAATATCAAGTAAAGGTGGTTTACTTACTAAATTTTCAGTTTTTCCAGAATAAACAGTAACTAAAGGTATCTCGCCTAAAGAAAAATTACCTGATTCTACTAATTTGTATTCCTGATCTGTAGTTCCAGTACTAAATTCACCCATATAAGAATTATCATCAACGTCATACATAGCATCAATTTCATCTTTTTTACGAAACACTCTATAATTACCAGGCTCTATAACTCTTACCTGATCGTAAACTTTTTCACCAAAATCTCCATCAGGCAATACAGCTTTTTCTGCAATTCTTGCCTGTATAAGATTTCCATAATTTGATTCTCTATCTAATCTCCAACCCAAAAGGTTTGTAGGATCAACTTCAATCCAGTATGGTCTACGGTTTTGTGATCTTTCTTCTGCCAAACTTAACGCACCAGAAGGTGCAGGATAATCAACAAGGATATGACTTTGACCATAAGTAAGAGAACACATTAATATTCTTCGTGCATATTCGTCTAGATCCGAACCACAACCATCAACATCCATTTTGAATGTATCTGTCCAATAAGGATCACCTATAAGACTTATTGGTTTTCTTAATACA